TATAGGTTGAATATATTCGCTTGGGTTGAATTCTTGAGAGCCGGTTAATTTAATTATAAACCCATAATTTGGGATGGCTTCTCCTATCCAAGCATTTACTATATTACTTACATTGGCTTCAATGTCTTTAGGACTTCTTAACCCAAATGATATATTTACTGAGCCTGTTGAGTAGCCTAATGCTACATACCCAGGTTCAACATACCCTACTACTACATAAAAACTTCCTGATGAGTCATAAAACCAGTTACCACCGCCAATACCACCGCAAATACTGCTGAATGAGCTAGTATAAAAGGCATCTCCACTAGGGCCAAAGTATGAGCCTGAAGGACTCCAAGCTCCAGACCCGCTGTAGTTAGCAAATTTCCATGATGCACCATCAGTTTCTGGGGGGTTGTCTAGGTAGTATCCTGTCCCATTATTCCAAGCTTGGGCTATTGGGAGTAGTTCTAAGAATGTATTTTGGTTTATTCCTTGAACTTCAGCTATAAAATTTTTAAAATATACATCAAAAGAACTACTTCCTATTTTATTAGAATATATATCTAAAATTTCTTCTTGATCAAATTGAATCAAATAACGAGCTACTTCAGGAGTTCCACTAATACCTATTTTATTAGATACTTCTAAAATAGCATGTAACCCAGTGTTAGCAACAGGAGTAGAACAATATAATGTAGTATCTTGGGTAGGAAATAGTTTATAAACAGCCATTAATATATTTTATTATAAATATGGTATTACAAAGGAACTACTTTACCTTTAATGTCTTGATTAGAATATTTTACTTCAAAGATACTAGGATCTAATGATGGATATATTACTTGATTTTGAGTAGCTCCTGTAATGTCATAAGCATACTGAGAATATCCTTGTGTTGTTCCTGCTTTATTAACTATAGAAATATCTTTAACAGTTTGGACACCTGAAATCTTATCTAGTAGGATGTATAGGTCTTTAAGCATTATTGGCTGGTTAAGTTGCCAGTTATCTATATTAAAGTATCTTTGGATAGCTGATACACAAGCTAGGAGAACTTCATTGTTATTGTACTCAGGTAATACTATTATTTCAAAATTTACTCCGATATTGATAATATAAGCATCTCTAATTTCAATGTTATCACCAATCATTCTATATTGGGATATGTATGTTCTTAAATTATCTTTTAATGTTTGAGTAGCATAATCTAATTGTCCCGAAGAGTTTTGAGATAAGATATATAAGTTAAGTGTTTCAATAGTTGAAACTTGATTATCAGATAATTTAGGTTGTTCAATGTACGCTTTAGTAACAGCACCATAATCAGAAGACATACTTAATGCTCTAATTAAATAATCATCAGCAGTAACTGATCGTTTTTGGGAGGCTACAAGTGCTAGAGTATTTTGTCTTATTTCTTCTAAGGTATCTCCTCCTTTACCCCCAGAAGCTGCCTCGGGGTTAGTAGCTGTTAAGGAATTAAATACATAATTAGCGGTAGGAGATGTTAGATTTATTTGAGAAAATTGAACAGAATTAGAAGATATACTATTAAGTTGGTTTGCTAAAATATTTGAATTTACACCTCCACCTGTCAAATATCTAATTGTTAAGATAGTATTTGCTGGTGAGATTCCATAAGTTCCTGTATAGAGGAAGTTTAAGGGGGAATAAGCAACTGTTAGTTTATCTTTTTCAAATGGTAATCCTATACCTACATTATTTGGGTTAGGGGTTATTTCTTCAGAAACATCTGAAGGATTACCTGAACCGAATTGTATTTGGAGTGAGTTTAGTGAGGTAAAGCGTGTGGCGAATCTTCGTGCTATTTTTTTAAGTCTTAATAGGTATGGAATATCATCACTTTTATTAGGGTTATTTACATTAGTATTTTTAATAGGGTCTAATACCATTTCTTGACCTAAATGATCTACTTCATACCATCTATTCCCATCAGAATCAAACACATCTAGTATTTTAATAATGTTAGGAGAATCAATGTTTATAGTTTGGAAAGGAAGAGGAGCACCAAAATTAAAAGTTTGAGTATTAATTGTTGCTGATATTGCTTTTCTGCTCTTTTTTAGTAGGAAATATTGGGGTACATTTCCTGCTATTTGGTATATAGAAGTTTCTGTTGGGTCTTGGGAACTAGATAATGAAAAATCTACTTTATCTTGTATTAAAAAAGACACACCATTTGGGGAATTAATAGTGGTGTTTTCATTTAAAATTAAAGCATAATCATAATCTGGGATATAATCTGATCCTGAGAGTTTTGAGGGTACTTGTTGGTAAAAATCTATAGTGACTTGAGCAACTCCTGTTGTTTTTGGTTTATAACCAAACATATATGCTAATTCATAAACGTTATTTGTTTGTTGAGCATATTGGGTAAAGGTTTCTTGAAATTGGTTATCTAAATAAAAACTTAAAACGTCACCTACATATGCAGCTTGTTCCATAAACATCATACCAGGAGATGCTGGTGAAAAGTCTGTGTATGAATTTGGGAAATATGTTTGGGCGTATTCTATTAATCGGGATCTAAATTGGTTAAAATCACGGTTAATATATTTTATATCTCGTTTAGTTGTAGCCATTTAATTAAAATTCAAGTGTTATATTATTTGTAAGATTAGTGTTTTTTATAGAATAAAATAATTTTACTACTAATGTATTTTCATTATCATTTTTTAAAACTTCTAATGATTCTATATTAATATACGGGAAATAATTTTCTATTTTTAATTCAACATTACTTTTTAATCCCGCAATATTATCTTCGGCTATTTGGGTAAATATAAAATTTCGTAATCCCCCTCCAAAAGTAGGATTTAATGGTATATCTCCTGGGTTTGTTAAGAAAAAATTAATTAAGTTATTTTTAATAGCCTCCGCAGTAGTGTAGTTAGGAGTAAAAACTGAAGGGCTGCTAAAAGGGAGGTTAACCCCAATGGCCACGTTAGGATTTAAATCTAAAGGATTTATTTGTTGGGGATTAAACGGCATTATTTATTATTTAATAAACTCATAATTTGACTCATATCTACTTCACCTTCACCTAAATTACCATTTACAGGATCTACTCCTCTAGGGTTAAAGGTTTGAGATTGTAATGAATTAAAACTTAAAGCAGTTTCATCTAAAATATCCATATACTTTGATCTTAAATCTACAGGTGGTTGTGAAAATGTAGGTTGAGATGGTTGGATTGGGTTAGTAGTTGAAGCATATGATTCTCTAACTAAAGTTTTAGGTGTTTTAATAGCTTCTAATAAAATATCTTTCAATTCTTCTTGAATTGCTTCTTTAACTGCTTCTTTAATAATTTTNTTTTAAAATCTGTACTTTTCATATGATTATAAATATTTGGTTAATCGGCTTTTAAATTATTTTGTTGAATATAAAATACTAATTCATCTATTAATATCTGGTCAATAGAGCTAAAAGACCATTCTCCTTGTAACATTACTATACCTTGTTGGTTTCTAGCTAGTGCTCTTCGGCGTTTTAATGGTTGGGTTGTATTTTCTGTTTCTACACTCATCTCAAACCCATTTACATTTACTACTACGGGTGATAATTGGTTAGATTGTTGTTGAGTTAAAGCTGTTAATTCTGCAGATATTTGGGCTTGATTAGCTCCGTTTTCGCCAGCACAATGTTGGGTTATAAGATCTAGTAGTTTTAAAAATGCAAGAACTTGAGTTAATACTTCAACTAGCAATCCTAATATAGTACTTAAAGCAGTACTTCCTTGTTTTATTTTTCCAATATTGTTATTTAAAAATGTTTTGGTATCTTGCACAGCATTAATTACCGAAATAGGGATACCAACCCCACCTACAGCAGTAGGGGTAGGTAAAACTTTTAAAACTTGAAAAACAGCATCTATAGCTTGAATTGTATTATCTGCTATCTGTAGTGTTTGGCTAACTCCTGTTATTTTATTTAGTACACTATTTAATTGGTTTACTAATTTATTTTTTAAAGATATTATTTTTATTAATATTTCTGAGTCAGGGCAATTTATTTGTTGTTTAATATTTTCGGTTAATTGCCCCCCATTAGCTTCAACCTCAGCAATTAATTCTTGGACTTTAGTTAATCCATATTGAGCTACCATCCCTAATATTAAAGGTATAACTAATTTTTTTAATTCACTTATACTTAAATTAAGTTGTTTTTGTTGAAAAAATTCAAATGTTATATCAGTTGTAGCGTATTTTTCTACTTCAGCATCTTTAAATGTTAAAAGTTCTGTTATTTCTTTTACTAAATTTGATTCTAAAGGTTGAAGAGTAATAATACCTAAATCAGTTTTAACATCATTAGTAGATGTATACGGAGTAATTTTAGTAGAATTATATTTACCTTTTTTCCCTAAAATATTAATTTCAAATTTTTTAGGATCTAAAGGGGTATTTACTATGTTAGGTATTTTTACTTCAAACTCTCCTTGAGTATTAGTTTTAGTTGGTTTTTTTAAAGGACTTAAAATTCTTACTCCTTTTATAGGTTCATTAGTAGTAGAATCTACTATAATACCTTTTACAGGTATTAAATTGAGTTTTTTAGGAATTTCAGGTAATGGTGGGGGTACTATACTTCCAGAAGGAGGAATAGAAGGGATAGATATATCTGGGAGGCTAATTCCTAATATGTTGAGGATAGCGGAAAAGTCAATATTTAGTGGGTTAATGTTTTCATCTGTTATACCCAACTCATCCAGTGAAGGGTAATATTCACCATTAACCGGGCTCTTAAATCCTAAGGTTTGGGCTTTAAATTTTAACTCAGCTTGGATTCCTTTTTTAGGGTTTCCGGCATAATCAATACCATCAACAAATGCTGCGTAATTAAGGTCATATATTTGAAAGTCAATAAGCTTATCATCATAATATATTTCGGCTTCCCAATTACTATCTGTTTTTTTAATATTAAAACTATAAGGACCCATTTATTGTACTTTTGTTGTTAATGATTTAAGACTATTGTCATTCAATTGAGTATTTATCTCATTTAATACTAACAAAACATTACCAGCAACAGCATTATACCCTGTTTGTAAATTCCCACCAGGCCAGTTTTTTTCTACTTCTAATATTGTAGCTAAATCTTTAATAGCTTTAGTTAATTGTTTTAATAATTCAACTGTAGTGTCTCCTTTTAAGACGGGTTCAGTAGCATTTTTGGATCCTAATTTAATATCATTTGAACTAATATAAAATAATTCAGCATCTATATTAGCACTCCCTTGAGTAGATATACCTACAGATTTTTGAGCACTTAATAATACACTATCAGTTTTGGCATTAATTACAACTCTATTAGAATTAAGTGCAATTTGAGGTTGAGTAAATAAACTAGGTGCTATAGGTGGGGTTACGTAGGAACCATATAATTCACTAGCTACTTTAAAATCTTTTAAACGTTGAAATGAAGTTAAATAAATTGAAGATAAATCATTCCTAATATTTTCTGTTATAGGAATCCATCCTTTATCATCTACATTCAATGGTTGGCCATTTCTAATTATAGTAATAGGGTCCCCATTTTTCCCCGCAGATGACCAATTATTATTTATAGTTAATGGAGTAGTGTTGCTTGGTTGTTTTGCTGTGCTTCCAAAACGAATACTTTGACCATGTCTTCCTTCTAATAAAACATCCCCCATAAAAGGCATTAATGAGTGTATGTCTGCTTTTTCTACAAATGTATTTTGTGAAGGATTCCTTTTACTATTTAATTCACTATCAGGTAAATATTCATTATCTTCATCTACCCTTCTTACATAATTTCCATCAGATACAAAGGAGATAAATTATTAATTGTAGGAGAAGGATTTGGGAATGCATCATGGTGGGGATGATTCCAAATATTTACAGGGTTAAGATAAAAATATGTAGTGCTAGATTTTACTTCACTAAGTGGAGAAAATGGAACACTAATTAAAAGTACATACTCATTTATTAATGGATACGTTTTTAATTGTGGGTCATATGGTAAAGCAAAACTTCCATTAGAATCAGTTGAAGTCCCAGTTTGATTAACTAATTCATAAAATATAGCCCCAATACCATTATATTGCCCTACCCTATTAAAAAACTCATGATTTTCATTCAGTACTATATCTAATACCCTAGCAACTACTATATAATTAGATAAAGCATTAATTGAATTATTAATTCCACTATTAATAGCTGTTTGATCTGGGTTTATAAAATTAGATTTCCCTATATTATTTATTCTATTAATAGCCATTAATCTTTAGGATTAAAGTTTTTAACTTCTGCTAACAGTTGGGCTTTTTCTTCTTCAGTCATCCCAAAATTACTATCATCAGATGATTCTGAGTTGAGGGCTCTTTGTACTATAGTAGCCATCTTGATAAGTTGTTCATCATTTTTGATACCTAACTCCATATATTCCTTTATTAGAGGAACTATTAAAGTAGCATCACCAATATCGTTAATTAATGGCTTAAGTTCACTTATAAGAGCAGATATTTGTTCTTCTTTCTTTTTTTGATTTTGGTATATTTCTTGAAAAATATCTGAAAGTTTTTTCTTTCCAAATATATTTTTGTCTAGGTTGCTCATATATTATGTTTTTTATAAATATAAGAGGTTATAAGACTTGGAATTCTATATATTCTTGTTCCAAATAAAACAAATAATTCTTTTTAAAAATATTATAAAGAACATTTACTATTTTTGTAATTTTAGGAGTCTTAACTCCTGGGGCCATTTCATGGATATAAATGTAAAGAGCTTTCTTATTAAAAATGTCTATTTTATCTCTTTTTCTAAATAATTCTAAGACTGAGTCAGCTATTTTAGCATCATATTCTTTAGGGAATATCTTATTAAGATTATCAGATACATATTCCACGTATGAGTCTATAAAATTAGATAGATTATCTTTTGAATTACTATTTTCAAGTACATAAGAATGTTTCTCATCATGGATTAAATCATCAACAGAAGATGAAGTTATTTTCTTATTATAATTTTTATCGTTATAAAGAATTAACCAACGTTTAACTATGGTACCAAAATAAGAATATGCTTTAGCCCCATTATGTGGATTGAAAAGGTGAATTTTAGAGAGTAAGAAAATAATTATCTCGTGTTGAAGATGTTCTAAATCCTCTACTTCAGTATGGTAAAACTTAAATGTATGGATTATATTTTGAGTTAGTTTAAAGAAAGCATAATGTATATCTTCCTCATATATTTTGTTCTTTACATCTACATCAGAAGTGCTATTGTACCTAACAATAGCATCTTCCGTTTCTTGAGTAAAATATCTTCTTTTTTCTCGTTTTTTTCTCATTCTTGTTTTATTCGAATTACTTTGAATTCATTTAATATGTCTTGTATTTGTTGGACAGACTTAAAGAAAAAACCTATTTCATCATCAGATTTAAATGTTTCTTTACTATCTATTTCTTTAAGTTTTTTATCTGAGATTTCAATTACCCTAGATAGTCTGTCTAGGTATGTGAGGTATTCCATTAAAACATCTTCTGCTTTTTCTTGTTTCCTCATAAGGTTATAAGTTGTAAATCCTAAAATTACAACTAATATTGACAGTATACATATTACAACTACTAACATAATCATAAACTATTTAACATGTTCTTTAAACTATCACTTTTGATTGACCCTAATGCTTTAGTTTTAGCAGGCGTCTTTTTTGAAGTGTCTGGTTGTGCTCCCAATGTAAAATTCCTCTTTTTATTATCCAAGGGTTTCTTACCTTCTTTTAATTTTGGTAACCATTCACGCTCAAATTCAATGCGCGCTGCCATTAAATCAGCCTGATGTAAAATATAAGGTAAAGATGTTCTTGGTTTTTGTTCTGGTAAATATGTTGCAAGATATTTTTTATTACCCTCATCATATAAACCGTCATGGGTCTGAATAGCAATCATTTCATTAAATGTGTACTGGATACCATGGGATTGTAAAAGAAATAAACCTCTATCTGGGACTGATGCAAATGGGATTTTAGAATTAAACATGTATTCTTCTCCTAGTTTATCTCTCCTCCACTGGTCAGTCTGGGGAATATATGATTCATTTTCTTCATCCCCAATTTTACCTAGATCATGGTTTAAAGCTGAGAATACTAATTCTTCAGGTGTAAAAGTAGACCTATCTGCTCCTTCAGATGCCCATAATGTAGCTTGTTTAATAGCACATCTAATAACACGTAAAACATGCTCCACATAACCTCCTGGGAATGCGTTGTGGTATTCTTTTTTATATGAGGCAGGCATCAACATTAAACGTTCAGAGTACTGCTCATAAAATTCTAAAAGTTTTTCTTTACGTGGGGATGAAATATATTCATTGATGTACCCCATTAATTCATCCCAATTTTCTTGGATTTGTTCTGCTGTTAGATTCATAACTTATTTATTTTAGATTAATTTTCTCGTTCAATGATGTTTTGAAGATCATCTAGCAATTCATAAAGTTGCTTCATAGCGTCAGAAATTTCTTCTTTTGTTCCGGTACCCATAGTTTGTCTTAAAACTCTAAGGCGTGCTTGTAAGGATTGAACCCTCCTTAAGGCTAACTCTTTATTTCTCATATGATTATTTATTATAATAGGATAACTGCTATCCCACTTTCTACTAACTATTTTTTTAACTAACTACGGTTTTAAAAACCCCGTATAGTTAATATACGCTGGTTAATCTTTAACCTCCAAGCAATTTTGAACAAAGTCTTGGATTTTTTTTAAAAAAGCACATTTTTCATATTCTTCTTGCTCTTCAAAATAATGTATACATAACCTGATTGCTGTTAAAAGTTTCTCATTAGAGGCTTTTTTTAAATCTTTTACCCACTCTTCATTGTCCCAATCTAATAAACTAATCCAAAACCATGCCCTATGATACATCATAAACTCCCCAGCTAAATCAACCTGACCTATATCCAGGTCTTCATCAGCTTGGTTAAAGAAATTCACTAGAGACTTTTTAAATGCTACTCCATTAATTATAAGTCTTTCAAAAACTTTAATTTTATAAAGAGGGCTATTCTTAAAACTTTCCATATCCTTTTCAGAATACCCAATACTAGGATTAGTATTAAAATAACTAAAAAATTTACTCAAGTCCATCATATTGAAATTAATTTAAAGAGTTCATTTCCCACTCTATTCCTTTAATTTTACGCTCAATGTCAACTATATTACTCTTTAATTCTTCATATAGTTTAATAGGATTTACAAAATTAGGATTTGATGGATGATAAACCCAAACCTCATCTTTAATATTTGAAAGTGCAAGTAATTGGCTTTGCAAATCTATTAGTTCATGTTCTAACTTATTTTTCCTACTCATAATGCTTCTTGATTTATTACACTACTCCTAATATC